GTTTTCACGATGACATCTGGATCGCTGCTGTAGAGCACAAATTAGAGAAATCTCAGGATGATATCGTTATCAGCGACTGCAGATTCCCCAACGAAATCAAAGCCATCAAACAGCAGGGCGGGCTGGTAATTCGCGTGAAACGCGGTGCTGACCCCGAATGGTATAGGCACGCCGAAGCTCTAAACGCTGGTCCTAGGCACATAGGTTGGGCACTTAGCAAATCAAAAATGGAAGATTACAAGATCCACCCCAGTGAAACATCCTGGATCGGCAGCGATTTTGATCATGTGATTGACAACAACAACTCCTTGGATGAGTTATACTGTCAGATCGATGCTTTACTCAACGTCGTCGCCGCGACGCCAGACACTCTTGTCCCAGCTTAATTCTACTGCGCAGTTATGACACACTGTGCGTAGATTATGCAGTTGGCAGTGATTCAAATTCCCATCTAAATGATAGACCATGAGTTGTCGTGCTATTTTGGCACGAAACCCGCAGAGGTCACAGGTTTTTTTCAACTTGTAGCCTTGCGCAGACCAGCGTGGTGTTTGTGCTGGTAGTTTTTTATGGCGGCGTTCACACTCAGTGCATCTGCTGCGATACACACACTTGTCATTGCGATAGTAAGCAATGGCTCTGGGACGGCGCTCGCAGGCTTTGCACAAAGGTCTCATACACGTATTTACAGCAAAACCTACTTAGTAGGTTGCCATAACCAGCCAGATTTCGCAGTTCTTTATAAATATCTACAACTGGATATAAAGGAACTAAACCATGGCATTAATTTCACCAGGCGTAGAAGTAACAGTCATAGACGAAAGTCAATACTTACCCGCAGCAGCAGGTACTGTACCTTTCATACTTTTTGCATCAGCACAGAATAAAATTTCTGGCACAGGTACAGGTATAGCAGCAGGCACGCTGGAAGTCAACGCAGGCAAGGTATATTTAATTACCAGCCAGCGAGATATGGCCACCACATTTGGTAATCCATTCTTCTACACCACTACCGCTGGTACACCCATCAACGGTTACGAACTCAACGAATATGGCTTGTTGGCAGCTTACTCGGTGTTAGGCGTCAGCAACCGCGCATTTATGATGCGTGCCAATATAGATTTGGCAGCACTGACTGCTAGTTTGAATCGTCCCTTGGGCGATCCCGCTCCCAATACCTACTGGTTGGATACAGACGCCAGCACATTTGGTGTATTTGAGTGGAACAGCACAGGCGGTGGCGGCACAGGTGCATTTACATTAAGAACGCCCACAGTTATCTCTGATCCCGACTTGACCACAGGTCCCAATGTGGCACCCCTGCAGAGCGTGGGTATGATCGGTGATTATGCCATAGTTGCAACCAACACCGATTTACCTCTGTACTTCAAAGCAGGTAACACCATTCCCAGCACAAATAGTAATTATAATCAGTGGGTACAAGTTGGATCTGCTGATTGGCAAAATGTATGGCCCACAGTACAATCTGCAGCAGTTACCACAGGTGTACAGGGTTATCTAACACTCAACGGTACTACCATTAACAGCGGTATAGACACAGACTTGTTAGATGTAGCATACGGTGGCGGCAGCAACACTTATGTTGCTGTGGGTGCAACAGTTAACTCATCTACAAATGAAATTTATTACGCTCCTGCTGCCAACGTAGCCGGACAATGGTCAGTGGCCAACACCGCTGGCTTCTCTGGTAACTTGCGTGCAGTAGCCACTGACGGAACCGATTATGTGGCTGTAGGCGACAACGGTAATGTATTAGTGGGCGGAGCCAATACTGCTGTTTGGACACAGGTAGGTAATGGCACATTCAGCGGTGCATTCCGTGACGTGACCTATACCAGCAATTCATTTACAGCAGTTGGAGATTCAGGTACTATCTATACCACGGCTAACTTGTTGGCAGGCTTTACAGCAGCCGGTTCTAACGCTAACGTCAGTACACAACTTTTAGGAGTGGCTACTTTGGCTAACGCCAGTGTTCAATTTGCAGTGGGAGCCAGCGGTCGTATGTTATACACTAGCAATGCTTGGTCAACGCTGTCTAATGTGTCAAATGCGAGCCTTACTACCAATACACTCAATGCTGTAGCTTACAACGGCGGAACAACTATCGTAGTTGGTGCCGGCGGCACTGTGTTACGCAATGCCTCGGATGCAGCTAGCAACGTATCGGCATGGAGTGCTGTGACTGCCAGCGCTATTGCATCAACTAAAAATTTAGTAGATGTCACGTATACCAACGGACAGTTTGTGGCTATTGCTGCTTCTGGAGAAGTCTACGTATCGACAAACGGTACTTCTTGGGCAGCAGGTACAGCATCTGGTTTGACCAGTATTGCTGCCATAGCCGGTGGGTATAATGCCAGCACTGCTGTTATCGTAGGTGCCGATGGGGGAGTGGTAGTGGGCAATCCCAATTCTATTTGGACTCCCAACGCACAGGGTGCTACTATATCTACCTTAGCTGCAGCCATTAATGCTGCCAGCATCACGGGAATTACAGCAGGTGTGGTCAATAATAGACTTAATATCTACGGCGGATACACAGCACAACCTTCAGGCGGTGCTTACGGTACTGTAGTATTGGGAGGTGATGCCAGTATGTTGAGTCTGCTGGGAGTTACAGCAGGTACCTATAATGTACCAGTGACACAAGCAGGACCACATACCAATCCTCCACGCTGGACCAGTACATTAACCACCCAGCGTCCTTCGGGATCTATCTGGAACAAGACCACAGCAGTTAACAATGGAACACTGTTGAATGTCAGTAAGTGGAGCACTACACTATTACAGTTTGTACAGCAGGCTTGTCCTTTGTACATCAGTGATGCGGCTGTTAATAATGCATTAGATCCTGCGGGCGGCGGCAAGAATATTGCTGCTGGTGCTACCTATGCACAGATCCACCCCATGACAGATACCAATGTGTTTACTGTCAACACCACTACCAATACTGTAACCAACGGTTTGATTGGCATGCAGTTATTTGAGCGCTATGCGTTAGGTGCTACCAATGCACAGGGTGTAACAGCTAATCCTACCTTTACTAGTTCTACAAATAAAACTTTCTATATCAGTGCTAGTGTCAAAGGATCCAGCGCATATGCTACTCCGGTGCTTTGCACAGTTGGGGGGACTTATAGTGCTGCAGATTTTGTCACAGCAGTGCTGAGTTCTAACCTTGATGGAGTAACTGCTGAAGTCAATGCCCAGGGATATATCATACTATCTCATGAATATGGTGGCAGCATCCTGTTGCAAAACGGAACCAGCACCAGTACTATAGTAAGTCTTGCAGGTTTTGTTCCCAACGACGGTGTCGCAACCACAGTCACAGTCAATGCCAAGACCAACACTTATTTTGGCAGCACAGGCTTAGGCGGTAACGGTAGTGTTGTTGAACTCAGTAACTGGGTCGATGGCAGCACTTGGGAACTGGGAACAGAAGTTTACTATCAGCCCACAGCACCTGATCGCTTGCCAGACAACGGCACATATTGGTACTACTCGGCTGCTGATCAAGTTGACATCATGATCAAAGATGGCGGTCAATGGAAAGGTTATTATAATGTCACTGCTGATATCCGTGGCTATAATCTCAGTACAGGATTAAACACGGATGGTCCTATCATAAGTCCTACCGAGCCTACTACTATCATAGTTAACGGCAGCGAAATTCAACTGACAAATCAAAAGGGTCAGTTGTGGATTGACACCAGCGATCTTGATAACTATCCTATCGTAAAACGCTGGGAAGAGGTAGAGCCGGGTGATTATCAGTGGGTGTTGATCGACAATGCTGATCAGACCAGTCAGAATGGTATTTTGTTTGCTGATGCACGTTGGGCCACTGCTGGCACAGTTGATCCTGTAAACGATCCCATTCCTACTATCAAAAGTTTATTGACCAGTGATTATTTGGATTTGGATGCTCCCGATCCTGATCTATATCCTGAAGGTATTCTGCTGTGGAATATGCGTCGTTCGGGCTTTAACGTCAAGGCCTTTACCACAAACTACTTTACTGCACAGAACTATCCCGATGAGACTTTGCCCACATATTCATATACTTGGGTAACAGCATCTGGTTTGCGTGACAACGGCGCTATGTATGCCGGACGTAAAGCACAGCGTTCATTGATAGTACAGGCTCTACGTGCTGCCATAGATGTCAGTTCAGAGGCACGTGAAGATGCACGTATATTCAACTTGCTGGCATGCCCACAGTATCCTGAATTGATTCAGAACTTGGTGGTATTGAACAACGATCGCAGTAACACAGCGTTTATCATTGGTGATACACCCATGAGACTGCCGGCAACAAGTCAGCCGTTACAGGCTTATGCCACTAACGATCTAGCCGGTGCACAGGTACTGCCCGAAGATTATGTGACCACAGGAGATCCTTATGTGGCTACATACTATCCTTCCTGCCAGACCAACAACACCGATGGTACTACAGTGGTACAACCGCCCAGCCATATGATGTTGCGTACATATGTACGTTCGGACGAAGCCAGTTATCCATGGTTTGCTCCTGCTGGAACACGCCGTGGTGTTATTGACAACGCTGCACGCATTGGTTATATCAACGGTCAGACTGGTGAGTTTACACAAACCAATATGGGTCGTGATTTACGTGATATACTGTATGAGAATGCTATTAATCCTATTACGTTTATTCCTGGCACAGGTATTACTGCTTATGGCCAGAAGACACGTTATAATGTAGGATCTGCATTAAATCGTGTGAACGTAGCACGTTTGATAGTATATCTGCGTACACAGTTGGCTCTAGCAGTACAACCATACTTGTTTGAGCCCAATGATGCGTTTACACGTAGTCAGGTCTTGGCAACAGTGACAACGCTGTTGAATGATTTGGTAGCAAAACGTGGTCTCTATGACTACTTGGCAGTCTGCGATGAATCAAACAACACACCTGAGCGTGTGGATCGCAACGAACTGTATGTCGATGTTGCTGTTGAGCCAGTTAAAACAGTTGAATTTATCTACATACCGATTCGCGTCAAGAACACAGGAGAAATAGCAGCCGGAGCATAAAATAAGGGGTAACCCTTATTTTAGCTTCCGAGCCCAGGGCTAAATAACAGTAACAGGAGAAACAGAAATGCCACTTTCATCACAGACCGTACAGAGCTTGCAGAACCTAACAGTACCTATCGAAGGTCAAGGTAATCAAGGCCTGTTGATGCCCAAGCTCAAGTACCGATTCCGCGTACTATTGTACGGCTTTGGTGTCAGCCCAGAGACCACAGAACTAACCAAACAAGTCATTGACTTTGCCAGACCCAGTGTTAGTTTTGAAGAAATGACCATTCCCATTTACAACAGCACAGTATATCTGCCAGGTAAACATTCTTGGGAAGCCACAACACTGAATGTTCGCGATGACGCTTCAGGCAGTGTGTCTAAGTTAGTGGGCGAGCAACTGCAGAAACAATTGGATTTTTATGAGCAGGCCAGTGCCACAGCAGGTGTAAACTATAAATTTTCCATGCAGTGTGAAATACTAGACGGCGGTAACGGTGCGGTTGAACCAGTGGTTTTGGAAACATGGAATCTGCTGGGCTGCTATCTTGCCAGCGCAAACTACAATGATTTGAACTATGGCTCCAGCGAAGTAGTTACCATTGCGTTAAGCATTAGATTCGATAATGCACTACAAGGCGTTGATCCTACCACCGGTGGCGGCGTTGGTCAGCAATTGGGCGGAGCGGTCAGTAGAGCCCTTGGTTCAATAACTGGCGCAGGTCAAACTGGCGGCTAATCTAGGAGGGCTTTATGGCCTTCGGTAACGACTTCTTAAAAGGGTTCTTGAGCGGGATCACCGGTCCTCAGCTCAAGGACTATCAACATGCATCAAAGACTTTTCTTCCTAATGCATTTGCTTATGCACCTAAGGTCAAGTTTCTATTTCATTGCGTGTTTAATATCAATAGTCAAATTCCTGGTATTGCTCAATTGCTGGGCGAAGCCAACACCACTATCAGCAAAACGGTTAAAAACGTTCAATTACCCAGTTATTCATTCCAAGTTGAAGAACTCAATCAATACAACCGCAAACGCTATGCCAATACCAAGATCAACTACAATCCTGTACAGATAACTTTTCACGATGACAACAGTGATCTAGTGCGTCAGATGTGGTATGCTTACTATCAGTACTATATCAAAGATAGTCAGTACAGTTACAATGGTATTCCTGCCAGCAAAGGCAGCCCGGGCTCGGATCCAACTTTTGCGGGATTTAGTTACAATGCCAGCGACATCTATGCCGGCGAACGTCAGATAGGAGATTTTGGTCTAGTAGGCGAAGGCCGCGGCGATGCCCTGCAAAATCAACCAGGTGTGGCCACTAATCCTAACTTTTTCAACGATATCACTATCTTTGGATTTAATCAGCACAACTATAGTGCCTATACATTGATCAATCCCATAATCACGGACTTTGCGCACGATACCTATGACTATGCTGCCGGCGGCGAAACCATGCAGAATACCATGACTATTAAATATGAATTGGTCAAGTATTACTCAGGAGCATTAAATGGGGCTACCAAAGCTGGAGCACCTCCGGCATTTGGTCAGACTTCAGATTATGATCAAGTGAGCAGTGCCATCACACGTCCAGGCGGCAATGCTACGATACTGGGCAAAGGCGGTCTATTAGATGCCGGACAAGGTATACTCAGCGACCTAGCTTCAAAAAATCCCATTGGAGCAGTATTGACCGGAGTCAGGGCATATCAGACGTTCAAAGATAAAAATCTTAAATCCATAGCCAAACAAGAAACCAAACAGTTTGCTACAACAGTATTGGCACAAGGTACAGAAAATGCTATACGAAATCAAGTCCCCGCCATCAATAAAACTTTGAGTAGTTTTTTTCCCACTAACCTCAAGGGCAATAATCAGGATAAAGTTCCGCAGGTCAACACACCTAGAATCAGTGGCGGCAACTGAAAACTAATCCTTAGTTTGGTAAAATACACAAGGTAAA